ATTCGACGAAACTAAGAAAACTCTGCGGAGTACATCTGCCGTGGGCGGTTACCTTGATTATATAAAATCTTCTCTAGAGCATTCTGATCCAGATGATAATCACCTGTTGACACTGGCTTTGAGCTCTGATGCTCTGGAGCTGGAGCAATCACAAGGACCTGGTAGGAAAACATATCTCAAGAAAAGAGGTTTAATCGGGCCTAAAACCGAAGAGCCCACCCACATTGGTATCAAACCTTCACACGTTGAAACACTTGTCGAATTCATAGACACAATTAATCAAGAAGTGAATGGGTCTGTTCTAGATGATCTCAAACTGGCTGATTCCGAAATTGCTGGCGTTTCCTTATCTGATGATCTGGAACTAATAGAAGATTCACTCTTATCTAGCGGGACCAGCACAATATTAATGTTCTACCAGTTGCTGTCAAAAGAGATTACTTTGAATGGAATGAGAAGGCGGAAAACTAGACAATACGCATTATTCTACACGGGTTGTGAAGGGATTTTTGGTTTGATTGCTCCAGGTTCTCAACTTAGAACAGAATCGAATACTGTGTTCGTTAAGATTATATCACTACAACCACCAATTGTACACCAACTCTCAGCACCCTGGAAGCAGACAGGGAATCACTGGGAAAGTGAATGGCTCTCTGTTGACACAGATAGATTGGCTCATTGGCAGCGATCATTTGATCGCGTTTCAATTTCTGCGTTGGCGAATGTAGAAAGGCTAGTTGATTCCTCAACAACTCTCAGGACAGCCTTGAATATGGAATTAGGTAGGAACTATGGGTTGTTGGCCTTAACGTACCTCGAGAACAAGAGAACCACCTCAACAACCAATCAGACCATTAGGTATTTGTGGATGAAGTCCCTTGGCGATAAGCAGCTTTCAGGCATTATGGGTAAATTCCCATCAAGGGTGAATTCATTCATACAGTCTTTCATGATACAGAGATCGGTGGAAACTTGTGTCGAATTATGTAGAACATCTTTGGCAGACCTCGTAAAGACAAAAGCACTGTCACGAGATGCAGAAACTGGTTTGTATGACGAGACCACCACTGGTGTCCCGGGGTTGTTTCCAAGATTGTTCACATTTGGCAATCCTGTGCCGATCTCATACAACCTGAACGAAATTTATTGGTGCATGGCATATAACAAGGATAGACAGAATTCCACACAGGATGCCATGGGGATTATTACCAAAATTCTCAAGGAAGAACAGAAATACACCAAGGAAATTGGGAATAGATCTGGCTTAGATAAGGTCAGATATCTGCTTGGGTCAACCACTGTCGCTGAGGATATACGACATATACACAGTGAGAAACCTGAAAGCCACTACTTTAGTCATAAAGCGGTGTCATGTGGAATTCGAGCTCAGGATAAACATGTGGATAATTATGGCTCCAATAGTGCCTGGTTGACAGACCTAAAGTTGAATGCCATATTATCTAAGAATTTATCACAGTTCGCAACCTATAAGGCATCTGTCGAATCTATCCAGGATAAAATTAATCCAAATGACTTAAACGAGTTGAAAAAAATTGGCAATAGAACAAAGGCCATTGAACTGGTTGCCAAACTGGTCAAAGATGAGAAGTTTCAGACTGCAATGGATGTGGCAATGAGTTTCTCTGGCGAAGCTTGTGAGTTATTTGAAATATTCATCCAGATCTTCAAGAAAAATCAAATAGGAGGGATACGCGAGATTATCATCTTGTTCATCAAAGCCAGAGTGATGTTCAATATAGTTGAAGAAGTATGTAGATTACTCTCCAAATCAGATAAACGTGAGATACTAACAAAAGGTAGGGATAAAAGATTGATGATGCGAGGTGATTACGAAGAAATAATGTCTAGCTTCCCAAAAGGGACTCCATTAAGAATCATTAAAGAATCTTATGACATGGCAGGCTGGTGTCAGAAATTCATACCTACAATCTTCATTCCTATATATGAGCACCACTTCAAAGATTCACACGGAATGTTGAACTTTTCAAGAATGATGTTCTTGAAACACTCCAATAAAAAGATGGAAATACCAAAAGCAATGGTGGGTCAGTGGATGAAACACACCGACATTAACCATGATGAAGACTATCTTCAGGAAGTTAAAGATAAGTTTCTAAGAAGTGGTGACACAACCTTCGTCAATCACTCAAATATGTGTCAGGGGATTCCACATTATAATTCCACAGTCATGGCACTATCATGTCTGAGCCTTCGAGATGCTCTGTTTGCTTCGTGTCTCAAGCAGATGAACATGAAAAAGTCAATTGAATGGAGAACACGTGCTGGATCCGATGATAAAGGCACAATAATCGGCTTGGATATGTCTGACTCAAACTCATACTATCAATATTTGTTGTTAGGACAATGTGAACGAGCCTCAGAGAGACTACATGCAATGGAATTGTCAGTAAAATCAGCAAGTGGAAGCTTAATGTACGAACTCAATTCGGCTTTCATGGCCAACTTAGAAACAATGTCCCCAACAATTAAATTTTCTCTTGCATCAGTCGACACTATTGGGACCACTTCATGCACAAAGTTTGTTAACGAATCGTACTCAAGAATTCGACAACTCAGAGAGAACGGTGCAACATCACTTTTGTGTTCATATGCTCACAGCAGAAACAGTGTGCACTTCTATGATATATTTGCAACGGCAAATGGTCAAGAGAATGATTTATCCAAAATCTTCAAGACCAA